ATAGACATCGAAGAGGATGACATTCCGATATGATAAATCATAGAGCAGAGTTGGCTCTACATCAGTACATGGAGCGTGCTTCTAAAGGCACTGCTTCCATGTCTGAGTCCACTATTAAACAAGTGGCAAACGATGTAGCCGAAGCCTTGGAGAGACAGTTCAACGGTGGTAACAAAAGAGATGGATTTAAACTACGTATGTCCAACTTGGGTAGACCATCTTGTCAGCTATGGTTCGAAAAGAATCATCCTAACGAAGCGTTGCCTAGACCCACAACATTCGTTATGAACATGATGATAGGTGATATCGTTGAAGCAGTGTTTAAAGGTTTGCTAACTGAATCAGGAATAGAATATGAAAACTCTAGAAAGGTTACTTTACAATTGGATGATACATCCGTTGACGGAACATTTGACCTTGTTGTTGATAATCGTGTTGACGATGTTAAGTCCTCATCTAATTGGTCTTATATCCACAAGTTTGAATCTTTTGAAAAACTAAAGGAGAGCGATACTTTTGGATATGTAGGTCAGCTTGCTGGCTATGCTAAAGCTACAGACAAAGAGGTTGGTGGCTGGTGGGTAGTCAACAAGACTAACGGAGACTTTAAATACGTATCTGCAAACGAAATGGATGTAGATGAAGAAGTCTCTAAGTTTAAGGACACAATACGTAAGCTTAAACAAGACAAGGTTGAGAGGGTCTTTGCTCCAGAACGTGAAACCTTTAATGGTAAAGAGACCGGCAACTTAGTCTTGAATAAGAACTGTACGTTTTGTTCTTACCGCTATGCATGTTGGCCAGACTTGCAAGAGTTACCCGCAGTCATGTCAAAAGCAAAGCAACCTAAAATCACATCTTATATTAAACTACAAGAGGAGTATACACATGGAACAGTATGATGATTTAAAAGCCGAAGTAAAAGAGTTGGAAGCACAACTCGCAGAAAAGAAGAAGGAGTATCGTGAGCTAAAAATGGCAGGCCTTAGAGCGGCAATAGAAGCTCAACGAGAAGCAGAGAAGCACGTAAGAGCAGAACTAGACGCTCTTGGCTACAAGCATAATCTTAGCTACTATAAGACACTGTGGCCTACAACTTTCAACTTCTAAACATGTCTCCCCATAGATTATTCCGTGCATCTCGGAAGATGGGGTATCGTAGTGGGCTAGAGCTTTCCGTATCTGAAGCACTCAAAGAACAAAATATTAATTTTGATTACGAGTCAATAAAGATTGAGTGGGAAGACCTAGCCTACAGAACATACACACCTGACTTCATATTACACAATGGTATTATTATTGAGACTAAGGGAATGTTTACAGCTGCAGATAGGCGCAAACATTTAGCCGTAAAGAAACAACACCCTAGATTAGATATTCGTTTTGTGTTTGAAAATAGTAAACGTAAATTACGGAAAGGTGCAAAGTCTACTTACGCTGAATGGTGTATGCGATACGACTTTCTCTACCATGATAGAATCATACCCGAAGAATGGTTAAAGAAAAGAGGGAAGAATAAACATCCTACCTTCATTACATTCAAAGGTACAAAGATAAAAAGGAGATAGATATGAAGTTATCAGAAATGTCAGAGGTTGACAAAAACGATTTTGTAATTCGTCTTAGACCGTTTCAATACGACAGTGGTGAGTGGACTGGCGATGTAGATATATGCATAGTCACACAAGAAAAGAATGATTTAAGCACAGAGGATTATGATGAACTCATGCATCTATCTAGAATGATAGCTGCGAGTGTTCCTTTAATGGAGAAGAATCAAGAGTTGCGTGAGCTTATACATAACATTGTGAAACGTACATCGGATAATAATTTAGAAGTTACTTACCCTAGAGAGGTAAATAAGATTGACAAGAAAGACAATATCATTACAATAGACTTCAAGGGTAAGAAACCAAATGGGAGTGATGAATGACAGACAATGTAAACAGTCCACCACACTACAATAAAAGTGGTATAGAATGTATAGATGCTATACGTGCTGCGACAGACAGTGGCTTTGAATATTATCTTCAAGGTAATATCCTTAAATACATTTGGAGATATCGTTATAAGAATGGCACGGAAGATTTAAAGAAAGCTCAATGGTATCTGAATAAGTTAATACAAGAAGTAGAAGGGTATTACGATGAAGATAAAAGTTAAAGTATTTCTGTCACTCATACTAGATGGTGAAGAATATAGAGTTCCTGCAGATGGAGATGTATCAGAAGAATTAGGCGGTGCGCTACAAGAAATCATACACGACATAGATGGAATAAAAGTTCAATCAATTAAAATAATACAAGAGGATAAAAATGAATAACACACTACCAACAGACTACCAAAACTTCATTGCATTATCACGTTATGCGAGATGGAAAGAAGACGAACAAAGAAGAGAAACATGGACAGAGACAGTCGATAGATACATAGATTATATATCTAATCATGTTAAGAAGAAACATAATTATGAAATAGGCAACAGTCTAAAGTATGAACTAGAAGAAGCATTAGTTGGTTTGAGTGTTATGCCTAGCATGAGAGCATTGATGACGGCAGGTCCGGCATTAGATAGATGCCATGTTGCTGGATACAACTGTGCATACATACCAGTAGATAGTCCAAGAGCATTTGATGAAACTATGTACGTACTTATGTGTGGCACAGGAGTTGGCTTCTCTGTAGAAAGAGAAAATGTAGACAAGCTTCCTATTGTAAACGAACACTTTGAGAAGAGCGATACAATAATTAAAGTTGCAGACAGTAGACCCGGATGGGCTAGAGCATTACGAGAACTTATTGCAATGCTGTATGCTGGACAGATTCCACAATGGGATGTATCAGAGGTTAGACCTGCAGGTGCAAGATTAAAAACATTTGGTGGTCGTGCGAGTGGCCCTAAACCTTTGGAAGAACTGTTTGAGTTCTGCATTGAGAAGTTTACACAAGCAAAGAATCGTAGACTCTATCCATTAGAGTGTCACGACATAATGTGTAAGATAGGTGAAGTTGTAGTTGTTGGTGGAGTTCGTAGGTCTGCGTTGATATCTCTATCAAATCTTGGTGACACACAAATGCGACACGCAAAGTCTGGCCAATGGTGGGACAATGAAGGACAACGTGCGTTGGCTAACAACAGTGTAGCGTATAGATTCAAGCCTGACATGGATACATTTATGCGAGAGTGGTTGGCTTTGTACGAAAGCAAGTCTGGTGAACGAGGTATATTCAACAGACAATCAGCTATCAATCAAGCAGCAAAGAATGGCAGACGAGATACTAACCACGAGTTCGGCTGTAATCCGTGCAGTGAAATAATACTACGCCCATATCAGTTCTGTAATCTTACAGAGGTTGTTGTTAGAGAAACAGATACAGAAGAAAGCTTAATTAGAAAAGTTAAGTTAGCTACTATTCTTGGCACGTTCCAATCCACTCTTACAGAGTTTAAATACTTACGTAAGATATGGAAAGACAATACAGAAGAAGAAAGACTACTAGGTGTATCTCTGACTGGTATCATGGACAATACATTGACAAGTGGTAAGAGTCCTCGCATTGGAAAGAACATTGAAGGTTTGCTAACAAGACTACGTGACGTAGCTGTAAAGACAAACAAGGATGTAGCATCTAAGCTAGGTATACCGCAGTCTACTGCTGTCACAACAGTTAAGCCAAGTGGCACTGTAAGTCAGCTAGTAGATAGTGCTAGTGGTATTCATGCACGCCACAATGAGCATTACATAAGAACTGTTCGTGGTGACAACAAAGACCCACTTACTAAATTTATGATGGCACAAGGTATACCACACGAGCCTGATGTTATGAAACCTGACAGCACTACAGTGTTCAGCTTTCCTATGAAGCCACCATCAAGTGCTGTATGTCGCAAAGACATGTCAGCTATAGAACAGCTAGATATATGGCTTACGTATCAGAAACATTGGTGTGAACATAAACCTTCTGTAACTATTTCTGTCAAAGAAGATGAATGGTTAGAGGTAGGTTCATGGGTGTATAATAACTTTGATGATGTATCGGGTATAAGTTTTCTACCGTTTAGTGAGCATACGTATAAACAAGCACCCTATCAAGACTGTAGTAAAAAAGAATATGAGGATACATTATCCATCATGCCAAGGAATATTAATTGGACAAAGCTGTCTGATTATGAAAAAGAAGATACGACTAAATCGGCACAAACTTTTGCTTGTTCTGGTGACAGTTGTGAAATAGTAGATATAGGAGCTTAATATGACAATGTATATAATATACGCAACAGTGCTTGTAAGTAACATGGTAAGTGTGGTAGAGTATAAAGCAGAAAGGTTTATGACATATAAGGATTGTATACAATATTTAAATGAACAACACACTCATGTAAATACTACATTGCAAGACCATTTAAGAAGAAACGAAACTAATTCAACCGTATTGTTTATAGGCTGTTCTGAAAGAGGTAAATTACCTAATAATGATACATCAACATAAGGAGATATTATATGGAAAATCTAGAGCCTAGCACAGAGAATCGTAAGAAGTTTGACATTGACCTTGAGTATGGTAAAGTTAGAGAACAGCTTGTAGCTGATATGTTGCAAGACAAAAAGATAGAGGTAAAAAGTGAAAGAGATATATGGCAAAAAACAGGCAACATCGCAATCGAGTACGAATCATATGGTAAACCAAGTGGCATCAACGCTACGGAATCAGACTACTGGTTTCACAACTTATGCATTGGTGACGATGTATTTGCAACGGTTGTTTTCAAAACAAAAAACTTAAAGAGAATTATAAACAATCTAGACTACAAGAGGTCTGTTTCTGGTGGAGACCATAACGCATCAAAGATGTATCTACTTAATTTGAAGAAGTTATTTTCTTCAGATGTAATCAAGGCATTTAAGGAGAAAGAGAATGAACTTGCAAGCTGAAGCTACGCAGTGGCTAGAAAGGAGAAACAAAAATATGACATTCGCAGAGTATGAAGAAATGGTAAAGAAAATATCTATATACCCACCGTCACATAAGATATTATATCCCGCACTTGGATTAGCTGGTGAAGCTGGCGAGGTGGCAAACAAGGTAAAGAAATTAATACGTGATGGATTTAATAATCAACCAAAAGATTGGAGAGAAAATATTGCTAGTGAGATTGGAGATGTGCTATGGTATTGTGTCGCATTATCCAATGACCTAAACGTACCTATATCCACTGTTGCAAAGAACAACATGGATAAGTTGTTATCAAGATTTGAGAGAGGTACGTTGGGTGGTTCGGGAGACAAAAGGTAAGTTATTATTGTCCTTTAGCTAAGATTCTCCCTATTTGTATGGCATTTCTGTAATGGTTGACGTTGGGTTCTTCCTCTACCATCTCCATTATGGACTTGCCATACTTTGTGATGTAATATTCGTTAGCTAATCTTTCTTGTATATCTGTCAGCTTAGAAAACTGCGCTCTGTCAAACGGTGTGTATGACTTATCAGATATCTTACGTGCTTCATGCTGTGCTAATATCTTAGCTTGTTTTCTATAGAACTTCAGTCTATTACTTAACGTAGCACGTTTCTGTGTTTCTGTCTTTTTTCTATAGCTATCTTGTACAACAAGAGCAGATATATTTCTTTCCACTAATTTACCCATGTGTTTCTTAACAAGAGCATCGGCTGTCTTATCACCCGAACCGGGAACTATCTCAAATCTTTCTATCCCTAACTTGACAAACTCTTCTTCTGCCATGTTTCGCTTGGCTTCTTTTCGGAGTCCCGTAATCTGTCCTACCAATGGACTCTGCCTATATATATTACCCTCTCTTGTAGGACTTTGTATGGGCGGTAAGTCTTTTGAAAGTTCGGGTAAATCTTTCTTCAAATAATTAGTTAGTGCTGAATTAAATCTCTCTTCAAAACCCACACCTTCTGTTTGTTTTGGGTCTCTTACAATCGCAGCTTCTGTATCATAAGATGCTTGTATATCTCTTATGACACGAGCTGGAGTTAAGTAACCACCAAATATTTCCCCAAAATAACCGCCTAATAAATCTCCTAATCGCTCATCCGATATTTCTTCTTTGCCACCAAACAAATCTATAAACTTGTCTGTCACATACGAGCTTGCACCAGTTCTTAGCTGAAGACCAGTAAAGGCTGCAAGCGTTTCTTTCATATTTATTTTGTCTGTATCGCCATTACGCATTTTTACAATAGCATCAGCTATCGCTAAATAAGGAACAAGTGGGAAAAAAGGTCGCAAGTCACCAGTGCCACCATCAGACGTTCTGTATTCATAGAATCTAACATCTTGATTGTCAGCACGATGCTTCATTGCATATAAGAAAGCTGCTGTTCCCATGATACCTTTAGAAAATTCTGCCCTCATTTGAGCAAATTGTTGTTGTGCTTGCCTATGCAGTCTAGTTCCCTCTTTTGTCTGCCCTACCTTTTTAGCAGACTCAGCCATTCTTCTAGTGATTAAACCTAATCCACCCTTTGATGTACCTGTTGCTATACTTAATGGAGAATAGTCTAATAAGAATTGCAAAGCACCCACTGTGAATCTAGCAAAAGGTATTGCCGCTGTACCTATTGGTAGTGGCACAGGACCTAGCGCATCGTTAAACTTTATAAACCAATGACCCACACTATCACCTATCTTTGGACCACCTACCTTTGGCATACGAGAGAATGTAAACTCAAGAGCTTCTTCAATACTATCTGACAACACTGCTGCCGGCAAAGTTTTGCCCGAAACTGCTCT